GAATCAACACAAGCGTGGGCGCTTTCCAGCTTCATTGTTCTACTACACTATCGAGCAGGAATGCTGCATCGGTATGCTTGATCTGTTAGAGCGCTATTTCATAATGAAGTATCGTAGCATCAGCCCATTTGGATTTAATGAGCAGGTGAATAGCTACAACCAGTTCAGGCGTTCAAGCGTGCAAGAGAAGAAGAAGAAAACACTATCAGATATTGCAAAATCGCAGTGGCAAAATGATCGCGAAAGAATGGTAATGTCGATGTCTGACAGAAAGAAACCGCCTCCCTTCAGTGAAGAGCATCGACTCAGGATGTCTCAAAGTAGGACGGGAAAGAAGTTCTCAGAAGAAACAAAGGCTAAGCTCTCTGCTGCCGCAAAGAACCGCAGCAAAAAAAGAAAGTGAATGATGAACATCAAGGATGTGCTCGCCGATCCTGTGCTCTTCTGCAGTCGTCTCCAAATCGTTGATAAGCGCGGTCGTCCCTGCAAGCTGGCGCTCAGGAGCGAGCAGATCGCGATCATCGAGGCACTCGCAGCAGGGGATGACACGCTTGTCCTGAAGGCACGGCAGATCGGCTCAACCACGGCGGTCGCTGCCTTCTTCTTCTGGAAGTGGTTCACGGCCGATGGTCCCGAGACCTACGTGAGCCTGAGCCACAAGCTTGCCTCAGCGAAGCATATCCTTGCCATCCAGCAGCGCTTCTATGAGGGACTGCCCAAGGCACTGCGAAGGTCACTGTCTGTTAGTAACACCACAACCATGACACTCGCTGATACGGGCGCAACTCTGATGGCTGCCTCAGCCGAGGGCAAGGGCGGACTGCGAAGCTTCACCGCCACGGGACTGCATATCTCGGAGTTCGCATTCACTCCCAATGCCGAGGAGCTGAAGGCAACGGCGATCGCTGCTCTCAACGGTGGTCAGCTCTGCATCGAGAGCACGGCAAACTTCTTCGGTGATCCGCTGCACAAGGAGATAGAGCTCTGGGATGCGGAGCTCGTTGACTGGAACTTCCTGTTCTTCCCATGGACCGAGCACGCGGAATACAGCGAGCCGCCACCTGAAGGATTCCAATGCGACGACTCGCTCGATCTCTCACCGGGCCAGCAATACTGGATGGCCCGCATGATGGGCAAGCTGGGGGAGACGAAGTTCCGCCGTGAGTATCCGCTCTCGGTCGATGATGCCTACGCCCAGACTGACGGCGCCTGGATAGAGGCGGAGATGCTGAAGGACATACAGGTGGTGAAGCTCGAGCCCGAGGGCGGACAGCTCCACGCTGTGGATCACAACGACAGGTATGCGATCGGAGTTGACACAGGCGCTGGGACCGGGGGAGACTACTCAGCGCTCGTTGTGGTCTCAGCGACAAGCGGTCAGCCCGTCGATATCCGACGCAGCAACCGGCACACACCGACAGAGTGGGCTGAGGTTGTCGCGGATGCATCGAGGAAATGGAAGGATGCGAAGGTTCTCGTCGAGAGCAACGGAACCTGGGGCGGTGTGGTCATCACCGAGCTGAAGCACTGCGGTGTCCCACTGTGGAAGGATGCTGACGGCAAGGACTGGATCACCAATGCATCGACGAAACCAAAGATGCTCGAGGCCCTGAAGGATACTATCAGTCGCGGTGGGCTGACGATGCTCGATAGCTGGACGATCGGTGAGCTGCGATCCTTCAAGGTGGATGACCGTGGCAATCCTTTCTGCCCTCGCGGTGGTGTCCACCATGGAGACACGGTGATCGCGTTATCTCTCGCTCTTCAGTGCGTGCAGAAGGTGAGCGTTCCCGATCGCCCTTACCTCCCAGACTGGATCATCGCCAGACGGACGGCTGAGGCGTATAAGAACGCCGGCAAGCAACAATTTCGCAGATACTAAATATTTTTGCAGAGTTCGATATACTTAGGAGACAGCATGGCACGCACAGAGAAAGACAGGATACAGTTCATCAGAGCTTCGCTCCAGCAGCACACCGACTACTGGGATGAGATGCGTCCTCAGATGCGCCGTTACCGCAACGCCTACATGACCAAGTTCTACGAGGACATGGACTCGGTTGACGCTGACAGCAGCATTCGAGTCGAGACTGCCGATGCCTATGCCTCCATTGAATCGCTGATGGGCTCACTCTTCACCAAGTATCCATCGGTTGAGGTGGCACCTGATATCACGGGCAAGGGAGATCTCGGGCTAACAAAGGAGATCAGCAACAACTGGCTGAAGACCTGCCGTTCCCAGATTGAGAACGCTGCACGCATGTCCCTCATCTACACGCATTCCTTCCTGAAGCTTGCACCGCGTGAGAGCAACAACATCCTCACCAAGGTTGCGATGCGGGCTGTGCCGCCGTGGCAGGTGATCCTTGACCGCGATGCTGCTGCCTGGGAGGACAGTCGATTCATCGGTCACGTCTACTACATCAGCGTTGACGAGGCGACCGAGAAGTTCGGCTCCAAGAAGTGGAACGGCACAGCCCAGCGTGACTACTTCACAGACTACGAGCGCAACACCGATCGGAGCTATCGCAGCTACGGTGACAGCCCTGATCTCCCAAACGAGTATCTCTACATCGAGATCGTGGAGATGTATGACTTCATCAACAAGGAGCTCCTGTTCTGGTCATCGCAGTGGAAGAACGGTGAGGAGCTGCTTGACAAGGCGAGCATCCCGGTGATGACATTCGATGGTCGTCCCCTCAGCAACATCGTTCCCTTCTACTTCGCACGCCGTCCTGACCGTCCCATGGAGGGATACTCAGCCCTTGGTCGTGTCTATGACCAGTGCTTCGAGAAGAACATCCTCCGCACCTTCTGGGCAAACGCGGTCCGCCGTGACAGCCGCCAGTTCATCTACAAGGAGGGCGCCTTCGATGAGGAGGCGCTCGCCAAGATCACGAGCGGTGTCGATGGTGCGATGATCCCGACAGACAGTGACACCATCACCGGTCTCATCGATCAGGTGCCTGTCACTCCCATCAGCAGCAACCACGCTGCCTACCTCAACTACATCGAGCAGGATCTTCAGAAGGGATCGCTCACAGCGGGCTTCACGAGGGGCGAGGCAAGTCGGGCAACGGCGACTGAGGTGACTGCCCTCATGCAGTATACGGCAAGTGAGCTCGGTAAGATGGCCCGTGACCGCGACTCCACCATCGAGGCTGCCGTCCTCCTCTACATCCGCATGCTGCTGCCGTTGGTCGATGACAGCGAGCGACTTGTTGTTGCGACGCCCGATGGCGCCAAGATCCTCAGCTCCGCCAAGATCGATGCTGACTGGACCTTCTACGCCACTGACGGTGGCTCAACTCCGATGACCGACATGGTTCGCAAGCAGCAGATCCTGCAGCTCCTCCCAATCCTTCCAGGTCTCGGTGTCCCAGCGGCTGTCATCAAGGAGGAGGTCATCAGGCTCTTCGAGCTCCCAGCAAGCTTCGCTCAGGAAGCTCCTGAAGCGGCTGCCACCTCAGTCGAGCGCCCACAGGCGGCAACTCCTGAGGCAACAGTCTCTGATGTTATTGGTGGTGCCTAAGCATGCCCTGCTACGAATACAAGTGTGACAGCTGCGGTGGCGTCTCTGATCATTTCATGTCATGGCAGCGGAGCCAGGAGGTTGACATCATCTGCGGGAAGTGCGAGGTTCCGAAGCGCAAGCTGATCAGCCTTCCGGCAAAGACCGCCACTCTGTGGAACGCGGGCTGGAATAGTGGCCTCAGCAACAACGGTTTCTACAGCTACTCAGCTGGGCAGCAGGTTGCCAACAAGCGTGAGGAGGAAGCGATCATGCGCTCACGTGGATACATCAATGAGAAGGATCTTGGCGGTGAGAACTTCTACAATGATTACATGACCGAGAAGAAGAATGAGCGCGATGCTCTTGACGCCACCGCAAAGACCTACAGGGAGAACCTGAGGAAGTTCGATGGGGATAAGGTCCGTGCTGTTACGGAAACATTCCCAGCCCATGAGATGCTGAAGCAAGCAGCCGATCACGATGCCAAGAAAGGAGCCTAACATGACACCTGATGAGAAGATGGAACTTGAGAAGATGCGTGCCGAGGCGATGAGCCGATCGGCTGACGTCGAGGAGAGCGAGGACGAGCTCTACACCGCGGTCTCGCCGAAGGGCAAGTTCAGCGGCAAGGCGCTCAACTCGCTTGTCGATGCTGTCAACCGCCTGCTGCCGCTCTTCGGAATCGAGGAGAAGTATGATCGCTTCGGTGGTGGGACCGTGGCGTCACTGCCCCCCGAGTTCGTGCGCCTGCTGACGATGTTCAGCCGTGCGATCGCTGACGCTGTTGATGCAGGCATCCTGCCCGATGACGCCATCGTCGATATGAAGATAATCGTCGATGACAGCGGTCTGCAGGGACTTGCTGGTCGCATCGGCATGGCAGCGAAGAGCCCAGGCTTCAAGCGCTGGCTGCTCCGCAAGGTGACTGCCGCCGGCGGTGAGGAGATGAAGGAGGGCGAGGAGACTGGCGACGAATCGACCTCAGAGGACACTGATAATCTATTCAAGGAGAGAATGTAACACATGTCAACCATCGCAGCCACGCCGTCCACGGCACCTGCACAGACCGCCACCAGCACCACTGGCGAGCCCGTGCAGTCACTCAATACGGGAACCAATGGTGCACCAGGGGGGAGCGAGAATAATGTAACAGAGAGCACGGGAGGGGGAGCGGATGAGGATGTCGATCTCTCCCTTGACGAGCTCGTTGGTCCCGAGTTCGACGACCATCCTGACCTGAAGGGCGGGCACAAGGGACTGCCCGACTACAAGAAGATCCTCGAGCACCTGCCTGAGAATGGGCGTAAGCTCCTCGGCAACCTGCGCTCGAGCTACACTCAGAAGACGCAGGAGCTTGCCGAGGCTCGCCGCCAGCTTGAGGCTGAGAGGGCAAAGCTCGAGCGTGACAGGCAGCTTCTGACGGAGAGTGAGTGGGCGAAGCAGGTCCGTGCCCAGGCCGAGGCTCCACTCCAGCATGATGCTTGGAGCGATGAGGGGCTGCAGGAACGGATCAACAAGCAGGCTGCTGAGATGATGCAGCGGATGCTCTCACCGCTCCAGCAGGACCTCGAGGCACAGCGCCGCCAGGTGGCTCTCGACAGCTTCAAGTCCCAGCATCCTGATCTCACATCCGATGAGATCCGCGTGCCTGTTGCCCGCCTCCTGATGGATCGACCTGAGCTGAAGCTCGAGGATGCATACTTCATCGTGAAGGGACAGGTGAGTCGCCAGCAGGCGGATGCCGTCAAGCAGGCCCAGCGGGAGACGCTGAAGAAGACAAGCACCGGCAACGCTGTCCGCAATGCCCAGCCCCCCAAGTTCAAGTCCGCCTGGGAAGCTTACCAGTATCACAAGGCGAACGGCGGTAGATGAAAAAAAATATGCAACGGGGAGCGATTAATCCGCGTGACATAATATGTATGATAAAATCAGTGCAACTTCTCCCGACTGCCACGATGGATCCGAGAGGACAACCGGAGTGGGAACTGAGGAAAGCGGAGCCGATGAGGCTAACCGAACCGTCAGTCACTCGCTCATCCCAGCAATTCCGCTGGGGGGCGGCATCAATCAATCAGTCAATCTAAGGAGTCATAACAATGCCTATTTCCAATGAACTCCTCAGCTCGACTCTGTTCAGCATCCGTGACGGCGAGGTAGACGAGCTCTTCCAGAGAGTTCCCTTCCTCGACTTCGCCAAGAAGCTGGGCGGCATCGAGTATGAGGACGGCGGGATCAAGATCCAGCGCCCCCTCGCTGTGAGCAACCACAGCACCATCACCCCGCTCCCCACCGGTTACGAGCCTGTCTCCCTCGCGGTGCAGGACGTCATGCAGCCCGCTCTCTACGAGTGGTCTGACTTCGTGGCGCCCATCGTCATCACGAAGAAGGAAGAGCTCGAGAACAGCGGCGAGAAGGCGATCGTGAAGATCGTCGAGGCCCGCATGCGTAACGTGATGGGGCTGCTCCGTCGTGAGATCAACAAGCAGCTCGTCGCTGGTAACTCTGCGGTGCTCACCTCCCTCGGCACTCTGAACGGTGTCGCCACGACCACGGGCTTCCTCGAGCAGGGCGCCCCGACGGCGGCCGGTCAGACGAACCCCGTTGGTGGTCTTGCCCGTTCGCTCGTCCCGGACGGCAACGGTCTCTTCAACCGCATCTTTGACGCGGCCGGCGCCTTCGGCACCAACGGCATCCGCGGCATGCACCAGATCGCGGCTGAGACCTCGGCCCGCGCCCCGATGGGAGAGGTGAAGCTCGTCCTCGCTTCCGAGGCTGGCTACGCCAACTACCGTCGTGCGCTCTTCGCCCAGGAGCGTTACATCGACGAGAAGCAGCTTAACGCTGGTTACATGTCCCTCGCCTTCGGCAACGCCGCGGTCGTCCAGGATGTGTTCATGCCGGACGCTTCGGTCAACGGCGCTGGTAACGCGGCGACGATGTATTTCATCAACTTCGACGGTATCAAGCTTGTGATGCACTCCGACGGCGACCTCGTTGTCAGCCCGTTCGAGTATATCCCGGGCACGACCGCTCGTTCGGCGCAGATCTACTGGAAGGGCCAGCTCATCGCTGACAACCTTGCCAGCTGCGCTCTGCTCTTCAACGGGGAGGTCTTCTAATCATGGCAACTTCAACTCTCGTTCAGTATCTCGAAGCGAGCGGTGTCTCGGTCAGCGGCGCGTCCGTTGCCCTCGGCACCACTCCCTCCGACCGTCTGCAGAAGGAGACCTTCCTCACCGAGTCTGCCATCACCAAGGGCCAGCTCGTTGCGGTGGATGTCTCCAAGATGGCGACCGACACGACCGGTGGCAGCACCGCGCTGACCGTCATCACCGCTGACTACAACTCCGCCACGGTCCAGAAGATCGTTGTCGGTGTTGCGGCGGCCTCGGTGACGGGCACCGCGACCTCCCCCCAGCCGATCGAGGTCATCGTCCGTGGTCCCGCTCTCGCGGTCCCGGCCGTTGGCGCGATTGCCCAGGGCGATCCGGTGGTCCTCGATCCGGCCGGTGCGGCTGGTTCCTGCGCGGCCCAGGGCGCTTACAACTCCGCTTCCGCTAACCTCGTGAGTGAGGCCGTTGGCTTCGCCATGACGGCTGCGGCTGCCGGTGTTGTGAACGTCTACGTGCTCGGTAAGGGCATCTAGCTCACAGTGGAAGTCGGGCGGTCCTCAATTGCGGGGACCGCCCGCTTTTGCAATCTGACAGTATAATTAGATGAGGAGCAAACTGTGAACCTAACCGAGATACGCAATAAGGTCAAGTCCATCACGGACTACTCACCTGAGCTGACAGTCTACAACGAGCAGCTCGACCTCCTCATCAATGACGCTTACAATGCCATCTGGACCGAGAAGCGTTGGAAGTGGGCGCAGAAAACAATCTTCATGGACATCTGGCCCGATGTCGTCCCACTTCAGCCGGATGGCACAACCAAGAACGCAGGTGTGGTCAACAACCGTCGCCGCGTTACATTCAGCGGTGTTGTTGGGGCTCTCGCTGGCTATCCCTACATCTGGGAAGGTCAGATCATAGAGATCCAGGGCCGCGACTACTTCATCGACCAGGTGATCAGCGGAACAGAGATCCGGCTTCGTGAGCCGTTCCGTGGCACCTCGAACGTGGATGATACGACATGGAAGATCAAGCATCGTTTCTACGATCTCCCAGCCGATGCGATCGAGATCCTTGGACTCCTCCACAAGGACACGCCGGCTGCTGGCAAGATCCCACCGTATGGTGCGGTCCGTGGCATCACCGCCCGTCGTGAGGAGGACCTCAACCTCCGCGAGGACTTCACCAGTTTCTACTCCCAGGCCTACATCCCATACGGCACAAGCAACGTCCCACCTGCCGAGACACTCGGACTGGTCACTTCTGGGATCGAGGGCACCATTCCAGCAGGAACTTACCTTGAGCTCTGCTGGGCATTCGAGACCGATGGTGGTCGCAAGGTTGGGGCACTCAGCGAATCGAAGATTATCAATGTGACAGGTCAGATCGGCGGTGGCCCGAGCGGTATCCAGGTCTCGTTCCTCACATTCGACGGTGTTCCCGTCCAGGCACCAGCTTACCTCAATGATATTGACCAGGTGATGAACCAGTTTGAGGGACTGAAGAAGCGGATCTATTTCAACCAGAACTTCAACAGGACGACCGGCGTCCGACTGCCAGGTCTCCCAGTCTGGCGTGAGGTGACGATCGGCAGCACCTATGTCGCTCCTGGCACTGCAGGTCTCAGCACCGAGAATGATCCAGTCACGGTGCCCGATACAGTCGCAACATACAACATCATCAGCCTGACTCAGGTGAATCCTGGTAACAAGCGCTACATCGATTACGATGGACTGCACCTCCGCTTCAGGCCCTATCCACGCCCCATCGGTTCCGACTTTGTCTACCTCGCTGTCGCTGGACAAGGTGGTCCCAATCCGATCAACAATGCACCTGAGCGCCAGTTCCGCCAGTGGGAGTGCCGCTACTACCGCAAGCCACATCGTCTCGGTCTGCAGACTGACACGCCTGAGTTCCCGATCGAGTTCCACCAGCTCGTCGTCTACAAGGTCCTGCATGATATCTACTCAAAGCATGACAACCTGAGCCAGGCACAGAACTACAAGAAGAAGTATGACGATGAGATCAAGCGCCTTGAGAAACGTTATGTTGATTCCGTGGACACGAATCTCATCAGGCAGCAGTTTGGAATTCGCGGTCGGATCTGGACACCGTTCGATCCATCTTCACTGAGGAGACTCAACTAACATGGACACCAACACTCTGCCTGAGCAGGTTGCCGGTGGCGTTGATCAACGATACTTCCCAGGTCCCAATGCTGCATCAGAGGTTCTTAACTTTCGTTACGAGCCAAGCGGTGGATGGCGGAATGATCGTGGTTGGGAACCACTGATTCCATATCCAAGTCCATGGAATCCAAGCATCACAGAGATTAAGGATCTCTACCAGCCGTGTCGCTTCCTGACTGTCGTCCAGCGACACCAGGGCGGTGAGGAGTATTACCTGCAGGAACGAAATGGTGAGCTCTTCTATGAGTTTGGCAATCAAGGTCTCGCAGTTACCAACAAGGTAGTCCTCGATAAGGATCGCAACATCCCACGCTCGGATGATCCTGGCACGCAGGCTGTTCCATACGGTCGATTTGTTGCGATGCTGAATGGTTACGACAACATGCTCAAGTTCTGGGGCAGGGGCAGAACGACACAGTTTGGCTTCTACCAGACTCCACCAGCTCTCACGCCACTTGAGCTATCGATGGACTACAACAGCAGTCAGACACTGTCACCATCAGGAAGTCCAACAAATAACAATCTCTCAGGCATATCGATCCAGTTCCCAGCTGACAGTCGACTTGGGCTTGGTGATCCAGCTGCTGGATCTGTCAATACATATTCCTACTGTCAGACATACATCACAGACACTGGATCAGAATCACCGCTTAGCCCGCCCTGCACCGTTGGTTGGCAAATACCAACTGGTGATACGCCCATAGCGCTAGCAAATATGCGTAAGTATGGTGTTATGCTCGTTGGACTTGATCCAGGTCCAAATGGCACTGTTGCACGCAGAATCTATCGCACAAAGAATAAGAAGGATGGCATCACAGGTGCTGGTGATGTCTACTACCTCGTGGCTCAGATAGATGAGAATAACACCACGACGTATGTCGATACCACGCCTGACAACCAGCTGACAATTCAGGCTCCGGGCGTGTCTGATTCAGTGGTGATCAGCACCTCATACAAGTATGGCGCATCATGGAACGGATGCTTCTGGCTTGCTGGAGGTGAGAGCACTCCTACGAGAATGATCTTCTCAGTGCAAGGTCTGCCTGAGCAGTTCCCAGCATTCAATTACTTCGATGTTGGTGTTCGTGATGGTGGTCACATCACAGCGCTCTATCCCTACTACGATGTGCTGCTGGTGTTCAGGGAGCGTAGCATTGATGCAGTTTTCACCAATGCAAGCGGTGATGGCTTCACCTGCACAACGATCAAGAAGGACTGTGGCACAACGGCTACCAACTCAATCAAGCTCATCCCTGGTTACGGAATCATGTTCATCAACAAGGATGGATTCTGGTTGATCAAGGGCGGTATGCGTGGTGGTGCCACAATCGATATTGTCAACATGTCACAGACAATAGAGAAGGAGATGGGCACACTCTCCAAGAATGCACTTGCCCGTGCATGCGCTGCATACTCAGATCGTGAGAAGGAATACTGGTGCATCTATCCAGTTGATGGTGAGACCGAGTGCACACGTGGTGCATGCTGGAATATTGTCAACGAGCAATGGTCATTCCGCGGTGCAGGCGATGATCAGGATGATAACCATCAGTGGAAGTTCAGCCAGATCGCCACGGATCAGAGCGGCTACTTCATCCTTGGAACTGCTCCACAGTATAACAACGCATTCCCTATCCTCAGCAAGGCTTATCCCGGTCTCGGTCTCCAAGTGTGGAGCGGAAGGACAAGCTGGGGAGATGATGTTGGGATCACGTTCAGTCAGCAAGGTGTCTACACGCTGACGCCAACTCCGCATGCTCAGGGAGGAAGTGTGTGGACATCGACATGGTATGACTTTGGAGATGACTCTGTCAAGAAGCGCATCCTAACAGTTGAGATGGAGGTCATCACTGAGGGCAACAATCCAATCGAGTTGCAGTGGGCGCAGGACTGGGGCTACACATTCAACTCAGCTGGGACAGTTCCCATTCAGGTGGGGGATTACCTTGGTGGTCAGTCTGAGCAGGCGACCTACTCACCTGCTGGTGTGAGCACCGTCAAGCAGGCGACACCTGCAGTCTGGGATGCCTCGAAATGGGAGGAGCCACGAGTCACACGGCTCCGCTGGGATGTGAACACAGGTCTTGTCTCACAGTTCCAGTTCAGGATCCTTTCGTCGAATCATATGCAGATCGTGAAATACCAGATCAACTACATCGGTGGCAGCGTGAAGACTCCCAATGTCCGCATGCCAGGAGCGAGGAGCTAATGCCTAGACAGTATACGCAACGAGCATTCATAGGTGGTAACCTAGCTAATGCTGAGGATTGGAATGGAGAGATCTCGACTGCTGCATCTGAGATGAGTGGTCAGCTTGATCAGAACAACATGCCACTCAGCTCTGTCGATGATGGAAAGATGGCTGATCCAACTACCGTGGTTGAGGTTGACAATTCACTAGTAGCCCGCTACTTTATCGCTCACAGCTACATGCCCACTCAGTCCTATCACATCAGCGAATGCTCAGATGTCGATCCAACTGATGGCACATGGTTCACCACAACCTGGCAACCGCAGGATTGGCGTCGTGATTGGCATCGTGTAGCTGAGAAGCGCACAACTCCTGTTGGTGGCACAAACTACTATGCAGGTGCTGAGCTCAAGTTCCAGGCGCAGGAGGGCATGATCGTCGGTGAGGCTTTATTCGATGCCTCATGGCGTATCTCCTACTGGTCATGGACAGCTGAGGAAGAAGGTGGCGGCCCGATATTCTTAGGTGCCACAGAGCGTAATGATGCATTCATTGAGGTAGGAGTCTTTGTCAATGATGTCTGCTGCGCCAGAACAGACTATCAATGGTTAGGAGGTCGATACACTTTTCACGTTCCGTTCAGCACTCCCATCGGCACAACTCCAGTCATAATCGACATCAGGTTCCGTCTTAAGTTTGATAACGTGAAAGAACCTTCTGCATCAGGTATAGTCTATTCCATCAAGGAAAATTGGATCAATCCCTTTCAGGTGCGTGACAGTCACATCTGGGCACGTAACGTCTACAGGTAGGAAACATGCCAACAATCCCAATCACTACATACGAAGCGGGCGATCCTTTAGTCGCAGCTGATGTCAACGGTGACTTTACCAACTTTCAGGCATACTCAGCAATCCTGGATGATGAAAATACTCGGACCGAGTGGTGCAGTCGCTATCACATGGACAGCATTGGCACGAATTTCATCAATGGAAACTTTGCGGATATTCAAGACTCAGACTCCACCATGGTGGTCAACAGCACTGTTTTCAGTGTCGTAGCTCTTGCTCCGAACTTCAGGATCTCCTACCTTGGTCTACCGCTAGCACCTGGAGAGACGCTGCGGATGCACTTCGACATCAATGTGATAGATGCAACTTTTGGTCAAGGCGGTGCAGTCCTTGGTAATATCGATGATGATTGCTACCAGTTCCGCTTCTATTACAGGGACTCTGTCAGCGGTCTTGTTCAACCAATCGGTGACACATCCACTTACTCAACATCAAATAAGTCTGATCACATTCCTAATGGTGGTGGTGGAACAGCGACGCCTGTCAATCGAATTGGACAGCGTGTGAATCATTCATACTGCTGGATCAACACGACAGGTGCAACAATCAACATCGACTGGATTGAGATCAGAGTTCGTCTGTGCAATCTCGCATACGTGACATCTGTCAGCCTGAAAGAAGCCACATTCCAAACATTTCGAGCGAGGCACTAATGGCATACACACCACCGAACGTATTTGTTGCAGGCACGCCTGTTGATGCAACAGCGCTGCAGGGGAATACTGATGCCCTACGTAAGTATATCAACAGGGAAATTGTTAAAGCTGACGTAGCTCCAACTTCAGTCACCACAACCGATGTTGTTCGCGGTGAGTATGCAAATGTTGTCCGCGATCATCAGTTCACAACTGGTGATGTGATGACGAACTTCGTTGAGTTGAACGTCTTCCAGAATGATTACTTCACATCAACGTGGAAGATGTATGATCAGTATGGTCTAAAGACACAGCAGGTTCCACAGCTTGGAAAGCGTATTGTGATGGAGAAGAATGGATATATCTTCTTCACTGTCGCTGGATCATTTGTCGGCGATGACAATTACGAGCTTCTGCCTGAGAAGAAGGCAAGCGGCATCTACATTCAGATCTCCAAGAACGATCGCGTTCTGCAGACAGACTACATACCAGCCACAAAGGGACGCTGCTACACTGAGGATAACGTGACTGCTGACATTGATAACTCAGGTAATACGACAGCTAGCGGAAAGTATAGCAGGCGCTGGTATTGCCAACGTTATCAGTATTATGCGAACGCTGGGGACATTGTGAACATCTGCCTTGTCTTTGATCCAAACTGCGACAAAGCACATGCTACAGCAAGAAATCTTCAGGTAGAGATTTTTTACCGTTGATAGCGTATATTTAGGAGATAACATGGCGAATGGAATCGTATCAAGCATCGGTAGCACTCTTGGTGGAATAGCTGGAACTGCAGTTGGCGGTCCTCTTGGCACAGCGCTTGGAACAGCAGCCGGATCATTGATTGGTGCTGTGATTGAAGCAATCCCAGCACTTGTCAAGACTGATGCTGAGAAGGAGAACGAACGCCGCCTGAAGCAGCTACAGCGGATGCAGGAGATGGGAACTCTCGGTCTCACCGAAGCTGAGAAGCAGCAGCTCTTCACCACAGCGCAGGGACAGGCAGCTGGTCAGATGCGTCAGGCTCAGGCAGGCATCAGGGCTGCAGGTGCCGCTCTTGGTGGTGGCGGTGCTGGAACCGAGGCACTCCGTCAGGCCCAGCTTGCCGAGGGCATGTCAGCCGTCCAGGCTGGTATCTCCCAGAATGTTGAGGCTCAGAACTTGCAGCGCAAGCGTGAGCTCGAGGATGAGATCCAGGCTCGTATCGCTGCGAAGAGCGAGGCCGAGAATAGACGACTCGCAGCTGCGACAGGCGTCGCTGCAACAGGTGTGCAGTCATTCAGCGAGCGACTTGCTCAGGAGCAGACGATCCAGGGCAAGGCCCCTTCAGCAGGTGAGCTCGCAGCAGTTGCGAAGCTCTACGGTGTTGATGAGACGGTCGCTGCTGGTCTGATCGATTTTCTCGGTCGTAATCCAGATGCTGCGAAATCGATCGGTCAGTATCTCAGCCTCTCGCAGAGCAAGTAAGGAGACTCCGCAATGGCAATATCCCAGGTGAGCAAGGGCGTCTACGTCATCTCCCCTAACCAGGTCAAGAAATACAAGGACACCGCGGCCGGTGAGTATACGTCCGTATTCACCAAGGAGCGGGCTGAGCAGTGGCAGATGGCGCAGAAGCAGGCGCTGCTGGAGCTTGAGCTTGGCACGAAGCAGTTCGCTGAGGAGATGAAGACCTACCGCGACCGTCTCGATGCGCTTGATGCTCGCCGGAAAGAGCTTGAAGGGCTGAAGGTCCGTGTTGCTGAGGGCCGTCTCGATGCAGCTGATGCGGCTGCCATCGCTGCGATGCGTGAGGCTGGTGATCGCCAGCGGACCGCGGCTGATTTTGAAGCGAAGAAGGCGCAGGTTGCACCTGTCACCACTGGAACAACAACGACAGGTGGTGGTGGTCGTCGTGGTGCTGCTGGTGCTGGTTCAATCAGCGATGATGCTCAGAAGGAGATCGATCTCTCCAAGGCGCAGGTTGATCCTGCCAACGCTGTTGGTCTTGTTGGTAATGTGGAGGCAAAGATCAGCGGTGGTCGCATCGGTGCTGGTAAGCCTGAGGAAGCTGACGCTGCTCGATACAGAGTCGTGAATGAATCGATCGATGCAAACACAGCAATCCTGATGCGAAATAATCCGAACGTGCCTTACGAGGACGCTCGTGCTGCTGCGCAAGTTCAGGTTCTTAATGACCTGAGAGCAGGTGGTCAACCAAATGCTGCCTCAGCTTTCGAACGTGTTGATGCAAAAATTACAGCTGAAGCTGGGACTGGAACTCCAGCTGTTACTGAACGTAAGGTCGAATACTACAAGAAGTATCAAGGTCTTGGAGAACTTCCTGCTGCACCGACCGTGGTTAAATCTGGTGAGACGCCTCCAGAAAAAGGAGCTTTCATTGTTTCTCCTGATGTTGCAAAGGCTGATGATATCACTGGACCTGAGGGACTTATCGCTGGTAGTATCGCCCAGATAGAAGCTGAGAGAGCGAAGCTTGCCCGTCCGACGATGGCTGGCTTTGATTACATCACTCGTGCCCGTGATATTGCAGCCGGTCGGTTCGGTCCCGTCAGTGCCTCACCTGCATACGGTCAGCGCAACGCGATCGAGGCTCTCCTGCGTGCTGATCCAAGCATGCGCGCTGCTATCATGGAGAGCTTCTCCAGGGCACCAGCAGCACCTGCCCAAGGTGTAACTGGTCCGTCTGCGCCAGCAGTGACTGGCGCCCCTGCAGCCACTGCTCCGGCCGTTCCTGCTACGGAGGAGGGATGGGCATCTGTCGGTGTGGTAAAGCCCAGCACAGGTGATGCGGCGGCTGATGAAACTGCTTACCAGGCTGCAAAGGAAGCGTGGGCCAAGTCACAGGCTGCTGCACCAATACCTCCTGTAACAACTCCTGACACAGAGCAATTTTATCGGCCGTTCGAGATGGAACCAGGTCAGAGCCCTGAGGCACTGCTTGCTGAGGCTGTGGATGTTGGTGCACAGGCTGGCACACCTGGTCTTCTTCCTGGCGCAAAGTCTGCACTTGAACGGCTGGCTGAGACCAAGTTCAAGGAAGCAGAGAGACGCATGGCAGAGGAAGCACGCATCGGTGCTGAGATCGCTGCTGCTGAACGTCCATTCGAGATCCCATTCGAGGAACGTGGCGGTGAGACAGTTCCCTTCTATCGCAAGCCTGGTGGTCGGGCTGACGTTCGTGCGATGGAGGAGTATGCTGCAAGCAGACGGGATGCAATTGGTCGCCAGGCTCCACCGATGGGAACGTATCCATCCGCTCCCGAGATACGTCCTGAGGCTGCAGCCCTGATGACTCCAGCTGAGCGTGCTCAGATGCTCGATGAGCTTCGTGCAATGCGTCCTCCATCAGCCCTTCAGGTTGCAAGGGAGACGACATTCCTTCCACCTGGACGCCTTCCCAGTCCGGCTCGTCCCCAGATGGTTCCTCCTGCATCAGCAGCTGAATCATTTGCATACTATTCGCCAGGAATACGGACACAATCGCCACCGAGCGCCGCTCCTGATATTGGTCGCTACACACCTGGTCCTGGTCCTACACCAGTTCCGATCGAAGGTCCATCGACTGCTGGGGCTGCACCGAGGACCGCTGCCGAGGCACCTGCTGGCTACCTCCAGCGTCCCAGTCGTCCCATGGCTGCGGATGTTGCCGCCCGACTGGCGATCAAGGAAGGTGAGGAGTCCGCTGCTGCGGCGGGCGCTGCAAAGAAGACGATGGCTGATATCAAGGCTGCAGGTGCGGTTGAAGCTTTCAGGGGACCGAAGACTGGTCCCGGTCAGACAAAGGAGGGCTACCTCCTTAATCGACTCGAGGGAGCCTACTCGCTTGCGAAGAAAGTTGATAAGCTGGGCAGACTTTCTTCAAGCGGACCTGGAAAAGTCGCGTATGATCTATATGTAGCAAACAAGGCGAAGGGAATCCCATTCAGCAGGACCTACGAGGAGATCACTTTGACTTTCTCAGGTGACATGCCAGCGATGGAGAAGGCACACGAGATTGCCCTCGCACTTGACATCAAGGATCGGGACACCGCGCCCGGAGGAAAGTAATGCCGCCAGTCACCAAAAGTAGAGAGGAAGAGCTTCGTAGAAAATATCCAAATCTCTTCGCTCCATCTGCTCCTGCGCCCGAAGCTCTTCCACCTGCTGGTGCTGAGAGGCGGACAGCAGTTCGTGGAATGGGAGCCAGTGCTGAATCCACTGAGGCGTTAACAGAGCTCCAGACTGAGGAGGATCGCCTCATCCAGATAGAGCTCCTGAACATTGAGCGTGAGGGCACTCCACTCTCACCTCAGGCCGCTCGTGATGAGGCAAAGCGTCGTGTCCAGGCTGCCCGTCGGGAGCCCATCTATGCAGGTGGATTCCAACCATTCAGGTATGAGCTGCCCCTTGCAGGTGTTGCTCCTCCCGTCAATGTTCCAGCTGCCTCAGTTCCCGGCATTGGAACCGCCCTCCTCCCACAGACTCGTGTGCCAGGACAGGTTGCTGCAGCTGCTGAAACTCGGCGTGTTGAGGGACTGTTCGATGACAAGGCTTTCAATGAATCGATCAAGGATCTGACACCTGAGGATAAGCGTGAGCAGCTCGATGCGTATGAGGCGTTCAAGGCTGCATACAAGAAAGTTCGCGAGCTCAATCCTCCCCAGACAGGAGTGACAGATGAGGATATCCTCAAGGATCTGCAGCGCCAGCTGAAGGCTCTCGGTGAGGGGGAGATCAGGACATTCGTCGATGATCCTGCGTTGAGGATGGGATACACTGGCGATCCACTTGCCCGATCCCTTCAGCGGCAGGTGACTCCATCAGCTCCCATTCCGAAGCTTGAGCCTGGGCAGATTGCATTCGTCGGTGAGCTTGATCGTATCAAGCGTGGTCGTCGTGCTGATCTCTCAGCAGCCCAGACCGAGGAGCAGCTGCGGAAGCGTGGCGTTGAGATCACCACGAAAGTGAAGCGTCCGACCGGTGAGACAGGTCCTGGTGGTCGTCCCGTCCTCGAGGAAGTTGAGGTTGGCACTGGTAAGTTCCGTCCTGCTACCGAGGATGAGATCAAGAAGTCTGTCGAATCAGCACGTCGATACGAGGCAGAGGCGGCCCCTCTTCCATTCTACGCAACTGAGAAACGTGATGAGGTCCTCAGGAACCTTGAGAAGGGATCGAAGGGCGGATTCGTTTTCCAGAAGGAGTATGAGACTGGAGCTACAGTTGAGAGCCCTGTCAGCTGGTTTGTTCGGTCAGCTCTCTCGGTTCCAAATGCTCTTGTCGGCGCTGCCTCAGAGGCATTCACTCCAGAGGTGATAGAATCCCGTGAGCGGGCTGCCCGTCCACCACTCTACCGTGATGCACCTGCTTACGTCTTCAACGTTGCTGAAGCTCGTGGTCTGATGGGGGAGATCGGTGATCTGTATGATTACGCTCCTGAGAGCTGGACGCTTGGTGGCAAGCCCCTGAAGGAGTATGCAACATTCGCGAAGGCAGCCGGTTTTGCCGGTGATCTCATCGGTTTCGATCTTGGCGTTATCGCTGCTGGTGCAACTGGTGCAAGGACTGCTGCTGCTGGTGCGAAGGCAGCCCGGGCAGCCGGTCGTCCAGCTCTTGCTGCAGCTGCGAAGACTGGTGCGAAAGCTGCCGGTCGCGAGTTCCTTGAGACAATAGGTCTTGGAACACTGGCTGGAAAAGTTGACGTTGGTGATGTTCGCCTTCAGTTTGGAACATCGCTGGGCGATGATATGCGCGCGGCTGATGAATACCAGCGTGTGATCGATGCAGGTGGTGATCATGCTGCTGCTCTTGTGGAGGCCCAGCGTGTTGCTCCTCGTGCTAAGTTTATCGATGATGCAAAGAGGGCTGGTCCATCGATCATCGATGATGTGAGGACGGGAAAGCACTTTGGTGATGCACCTGAGTGGCGCGATTACAGGAAGATCGTTGATGCTGTCGATGATGCACGTGTCGGTAAGAACCTCCCTGCTGCTGGCAAGGAGCTACGCCCATACATTGCAGCTGCTGTGCGTGAATCACCGACAGTGATGGATGCTCTTCGTGCAACAGCTGGAACTGTGACTGGTATCAGCCCACGCATGAAAATGTCGAAGGTGTTGGAGACCATCAACAGCTCCCTCACTGATGCTGAGCGTGTGCAGTTCTACAGGACCGTGGCTGATACCGCAGCGGCTGAGAAGGGATTCACAATCATCGATCGTGCAACAAGGGGAACCGATCCAGGTCGCTTCACGATCAGGCTCACTCCCAGCACATTCACGACATCAAATGGTGCAGCCCGTATCATCGAGGAGGTGAGGAGCACGCCTGAGTTTAACCTCATCGATAGCATCACCTCAGCATCACCAGGCCGTGGAACATACACTCTCTCCCCTCCTCAGCAGGTTGCGCTTCGTGATATTGTTCGTCAGCAGGCTGTGTCATCGACTCTACCACGTGGCGATGCAAGCAGGATGATGGCAAAGATCAGCAGTGGAACAGTCGAGGCTTCGGACCTCAGGCAGATTGTTCACTCTGTGACCGATGCTGTTGCTGCGAAGGGAGGCCAAGCGTTCAAGAGTCGGGCACTTGCACCTGCTGGTGAGAGAGCTGTCATCCGCGAGAAGGTCACAAGAACAGTTCCAGTTCCAGCAACTCGTGCCACTGTCTATGGTGCTGATGCTGGTCTCATCAGCTCAACCTGGAGATCCATCGCAGCGAAGGCTAGTGAGTGGATGGGCAAGGTCGGTGATCCAGCTCGTTTCCTCAACAGCGATCAGCTGCGTATCCTGACCGATGGTAGGACGCAGATGGGCAACCTTGGTAAGCTTCTCGAGAGGCAGCTGAAGGGAGCAGCTGGTGCGACTCCATACGAAAAGATCGTCAATCTTGTTGGTGATAGTGGAAGTAAGGATACATGGACACGCATCGCACAGTCAGCGATCTTCGGCCGGAAGCAGTTTAGTGGTGCCCAGTGGTTCCTTGGATCATTCGAATACGATGATGTGACAAAGTTCCTCACGGCTGAAGGTCAGGCCGAGCTTGGTGCTGTTATCAACCGTTACCTGGGAAGTGACCTAAATGACGTTGATGTTGTTAGATCATTCATCGGTGACGTTGCCAATATTGCCGAGAGCAGGCAGTTCCAGAACACCGCGTTTGTCGATCAGCTGGGCGAGGTCTTCTCACTCAGCACGAAACCTGAGGAGGTTCTCACAGCAGCCTGGGCACGCCGTGAGGCAAACAGGATCTCACGTGAGACTGTCAGCAGGATACTTGACTTCGAGCCTGACACTCTTGGTGGATACCTTGATCTTGCGATCACTGCATTTGGTCCTGCTAATGGTCGTAAGATCATCAATGCTGTCACGGCTGCGTCGCTTGATGGAGCTGTCCTTAAGGGAGCGGATGATATCATCAACCTGCCGCTTGTGAGATCTGTTCTAGATGAGGAACCACTTATCGAGAATGCGATCAGGGCACGTGCTTCAGAGTGGATCCAGGCAGGTGAGGACACTGCGACAGCGATCCGTGCCTCATACGCAGGTGATGCAACTCTCATCGCTGTTGACGCTGCAAAACTTGCGAACGGTGCTCTTGATGTGAAGACGATGGGGGCAGGTCCGCTTGGTCGTCTCATCCAGGAAGCTGTTGAGGTTGACTTTGGAAAGGCGCCGAAGTTCGATGAGCTTATCAATGAGATGGGCATCCTGGCTGAACGTGCAAGGAAGGGAGAGGGCTCAGCTGTCTCGGTCCGTAATCGTATCAGCGATCTTTGGCAGGCTTACAACTCAGCCTTCTACAACCTCATCCTCTACCTGAATCCTCGTTTCCATGGAACAAACATCAGCACTGCACCACTTATCGCTGGTCTGACAGTCGGTGCGCTGCCAGTTTCTCCAGGTTCAGGTGCTTATGTGCTGATGAAGGGAGCGTCAACTGATCCTGCTGTAAGAGCAGCTGTTGTGGCGACCGATCGCTTTGGTGTGCCTGTCACAGCAGGTGAGCTCTATGACCGTGCGATCGTCAGTGGCGTGTTTAAGTCACAGGCTGCTGCGAACATCGATCCTCGTTTCCTGGATGATGCACGTCGCCTGGGACTCACCTCAGGGATGTTTGGCAAGGTGGCAGGTAGAGCTGAGGGGCTGACATCCATTCCATCTTCAGTTGCTCAGGTTGCTGATGACGTCTGGCGTCTCAGCTACACTGTCGATGCAATCAAGGGCGGCGCAACTGTCGATGAGGCGATTGATCTTGGTCGTCGCTCACTCTTTGACTACGGTTCAGCTACCGAGTTCGAACGTAAGTTTGTCTCCAAATACGTCCTGTTCTACAACTTCTTCAGGAACTCGATCGTTGAAGGAACACGGACGATCCTCACAAATCCAAGTCGTATCATCCGTCAGATGCGTCTCACCACCGATGGGACCAAGATGGCTGTCGGCGAGGAGAAGTGGAATGAGATGCGCTGGTATACTCCATATGACGCAGGCATCGGTCGTGTTGTTCTTGATCTAGAGAGCAAGGCAGGTCGTGAAGGTCATATCACTATGATGCCGAACATGCCATACTATGACTTCGTCTATCTGACAGCCGGTCTGATGACAACGCCTGTTGGTCTCATGCTGGGAGCTGCTGAACCTGTGAAGGGACGCCGTGAGTTCGGTGCGGGCTACGTCTTCAGCAAGCTTCGTCCTGAGTATCAGGCAATGATAGCAACTCTAGCAGGTGAGGATGCTCTCTATGATGTCAAGCTGAAAAAGAATAGGATCCCAGTGGAGCACATTGCTCTCATGGATGCAGCTCTTATGAAGGATGCTTGGGCCACCAATTTCAATGCGAAGGTCCGTTCTGCTGAACCTGGTGAGGAAGCATATAACGGTGTCGTGTATGAGCTCTCGTCCGATGATTTCGAACGTTATAAAGCATACATGAAAGCATTTCAGATTCTTGGCGCCAGACGTTTCTTTGATGACTGGGGCAAGTTCGCAGCATCGATCGATCTCTTTGGTAGCGGTGGCAAGGCAACAGGTGAGCGTGCAACATTCACGCCTGCTGAGATGGCTGGTATCGTAACTCGTTCAAGCGCTGGTCTACCGCTGGAGACTGAGACGAGAGCTCTTGAGCAGTCTGCTGCAGAAACTGAGATCCGTCGTAAAGAACGTGAGATTCAGACTGGTGCTGCAAGGAAGGAGGAAAGGAGATGAAGAAGGGAGGACCAAAGGCGACACCGAAGCTCAACTCCCCCAGGGCGCTGCGTCCTGGTGAAGGCGGCTACGGCAAAAAGAGGAAGGTTGTATTTGTCAAGAATCCGAAGACCGGTCGCATCAAGCGGATCACATTCGGCGACAAGAAGCTTGGACTGGGAGTCAATAGCCCCCGCCGCCGGAAGTCATACTGCGCCAGGTCAAAGGGGCAGGGCAACCTGAAAAATAAGTTGAGCGCAAATTATTGGGCTCGACGTGATTGGAAATGCTAAGATACGAAATACATATAGTGAGGAGAGCACATCATGGAACGTGACGATTACGAGTATGAAGAGACGCCGGTAAAGAATCCAGGAAAGAGCAAGGGCCGCAAGGGCAATGTTCCTCCGAAGACCTACACCGTTCCTGACCTGATCAATGAGGGAGACTACAGCGATGTGAAGGCTCCTGGCTCTGCAAAGCAGGGGAGTGGTAAGGGCAGCAAGGGATGGCGACCGAAGTATAAGACTGGCTCACCTGACAACCAGGGAACCGGCCCGGGACCTGTCAAGTATCAGGCGCCCAAGAACACCGGTAAGGCTTCTATCGATGAGCTCCCAGGTCAGATGACCAAGCCAGTTCCAGTGCCCAAAAAGAAAGGCGCGCCCAAGGGGAAGTGATGGCACTCAAGAAGACAAAGAAGGGCTACTACGCTACCTCATCGAAGGGCCGTAAGCTGAGCAAGAAGCCGAAGACGAAGCGGGCTGCGATGAAGCAGCTTGCCGCTGTCGAGATCAGCAAGGCTCGTCGGAGGAAGAAGTGAAGAAGAAGAAGCCCGGCTTATACGCCAACATCAACCGTCGTAAGCGGCTCGGCATCAGTCGTCCGAAATCCAAGTCAACCATCGATCCCAAGACCTACAAGAAGATGAGGACCTGGGGCAAGAAGAAAAAGAAGAAGTAAGATTATCAGATCTCCCTGAAGAAGAAGGAGAAAGGAGAAGAAATGGCAAAGACAGGTAAGTTCATTCATAACTCAGCACATGCGGGGCTGGCGCTTGGTGCGACCAACGCGTATGCTGCGGCAGCTCGACACAATGTAGAGCTCAATGCCGACCAGAGCAATGTTGTTGGTTCCACCACGTCAAGTGGACGTGGTGTTGCACGGCTCAGTGGTCTCTACGTGTTCGTCAACACGCTTGCAGGTGGTGCCACTCAGCTCACTGTTCGTCTGACACGTGATCTTGCTGGTGACATTCCAGTCGTCCCTGACACGACAGCGACAATCACAACCGGCATAACGACGGTGGCGTCTGGATCATGCGTCTACAAGATTGATGTGGACTACCTCCACACTGATGACAACCTTTACTGCTGGATCAAGACGAATGCAGGCACATGCACTGTCTACCGTCTTGAACTGACCTGGGAGGAGTAACATGGCTGGAAATGGTGTTGATGTATTCTCATCCAGTAATGCGTTTCCCGGTGGCGGGGGCGGTGGCAGTGGTTTCTCTGCAAGTTATGGCTTAGGACTCTTCGGTGATGGCAGCGATGGTGATGCCACGATTGTTGGCACGACCACGCTGACGAAAGAGACGCACTACAACAATCTTACCATCACGGCAACTGGGATCCTGAAGCCCAATGGGCATCGTATCTTCGTGAAGGGATTACTCATCATAGCGACAGGCGGATCCATCAACGATGACGGTCTCGATGCAGTTGGAACTGCTCAGGGCGCGGCATTGACTCAGAGGAACTGGCTCGATGCGACAAGCACGCAGGGCGGTGTGGGACGCGTCACAGCTGGTGTTGGAACTGCAGGTGGGGCGCAATCAAGCAACGTCAGCCCGAATGCTCTTGGTCTCGCTCCAGCAGGTGGAACAGGTGGAACAGGTGGAGTCAACGCAGGTGGTGCTGGTGGTTCCAGCAACTTCATGACGCTGTCACGACGCTGGTCATCGTGCGCCGTGCAGTTCTCAGGTCGTGCTGGCAACGCATCAGATTCCTGGAAGGGAGGAACTGGTGGTGGAGCAGGTGGTGCTGATGCGACCGGTGGCACCATCATCAACTCCGGTGCAGGTGGAAGCGGTGGTGGGATCGTATGGATCTCAGCGTATAACGTCACCAATGCTGGTAGAATCTCTGCCAATGGTGGGAATGGTTCCTCAGCTGCAACGACTGGCACAGCTTCTGCTGGTGGTGGTGGCGGTGGTGGCGGTGGTCTTGTCTGCCTCATCACTGAGACCAACACTGGAGTTGGAACCGTGCAAGCAGCTGGTGGTAACGGTGGTGCTGGTGCTGGACCAAGCGGAGCAGCTGGAGCACCAGGATCTGTCGGATCTGTTGTCACTCTCATTCTGACCTGAGGAAATCAATATGACACAAACATGGCTTATCTTTGAAGCTGATGCAGCGGCGTCATACATCAGCTGGCACCTGTCAAGAAATCCTGACGCAGTGGGATACTTCCTTGGTTGTCCTCCGTTCCTAAGCGGGCTTGCCGAGGAGGAGGGCTGGACACTCAGACCACCTCACATTTGGATTGAGGATGTTGTCTGATATGGAAGGGCTCGTAGCTCTAGTCACAGGTCCGTTCGGCGCCCTTGCACTTGCTGTCGGTATCCTGTGGTGGTTAGCTAACAAGATGCTGCCCGTCCTCCAGGCATACTTCGATGGTCACAATGAGAAGCTCGGCAAGCTTGTTGTTGCGCTTGAGAAGACTGTTGACACACACGAGAAGGACCGGGAAACATTCACGGAAACCATCGCCGGAATCACGAAGCGCATCGAAGCGGTCGAGGATAAGGTGGAAATCATCCACAAAAAGCTAACCTCTTAGAACACACTGGAGTGCCCAAAACATGCAACCTGAAAAGATACTCGTCAAGCTTCCTTGGCCGCAGATTGCCCGACTCATTGCCACTCTGATCAAGTCAGCACGTGGTGGTATCAGCAGGGAGGAGGGAGAGGAGCTCATTGAGCTGCTTGCTGAACTCATCGCTGCACTTGCTACTGGACTCCAGGTGAAGTGATGAATGACAAAGCAGTATGTCAAACCACGGACTGGTCAGTTCATCAAGGAGAGCACGGGATCGAGCTCAACGTCTACCTCAACGGCAGATCTGACATCCTTGGTGGCTCAACTGAGCGCAGCCCAATCGCAGGTAGCCTCGCTCCAGAGCCAGGTGACCACATTGCAAGCCCAGGTAGCAGCCGACGCGGTGGTGATCTCAGCTTTGCAATCCCAACTTTCAGCGGCACAAGCACAGGTCTCCTCTCTTACCGCTCAGGTGGCGGCGCTTCAGTCGCAGGTGACGACGCTTCAGGCTCAAGCGGCAGTTGATGCTGCTACGATAGCAAGCCTGGCGTCTCAGGTAGGGACACTTCAATCGCAGGTCTCCTCTCTCCAGGCGCAGGTCTCTGCCCTGAGCAATCCAATGTATGGACGATTCATCCTGACAAGGATGACAGCAACAGGTGGTGGAATCTACGTTCCTCCATCGTATTCTGATCCGACTGTCAACCTTCGTCCCCTGCTTGGAAAGGCAATCAACAGACAGATAACAAGAACGGGCGGAGGCTATCCGTGAGTAAAATAGAACCATGCACCTGGACAATGTCAGCAGCTGGACTTGTCACACCGACAACCTCGCAGCTGTCAGCGGTCAACACCATCCAGACTCTCATCACCAACTCATCCAACTGGAGAGTTGTCAGCACAGGCACAACGGCAAGCGGCAAGAAATACGTTGAAGCTGCTCCGCTGATCGGCTCTCTCTACAAGGATATGCGTGTCCTATTCCTGGAGATGGCGATCAATAACAACGGTAAGACGTTCTACGACAACAGCACAACGCTTGTTAACAAGCTGTGCTACATGATCTGTCCTGATGGTGGTGCGTCATACTGCACCTTCACACCGTCCAGGCTTGAGGCAGCATCAGCACCTTACGCTCCAGTCTACGTTGGTTCAAAGTATGCGACAGATGTGTGGTCATCGATCGACAGTCCATACACTGCAATCTGGATGTATGAGTGTGATGGTGCGATGTGGCTTGTCAACAGAAACGCAGCCACGTCACATTCATTGCATGCTATCGGTCAGGTGTTCAATCATCCCAGGACTGATTGGCAGGATTGGAACGAGGCTGGGACAGAGCTTGGTCTGATGGGAGTATACAGCGTCAGAGGTCTAACAGCAACAAGTTTGGCTGGAGCTACTACTCTGTTCAACAGCTCAACATCGAACCGTGGTCTCGTGTTCTTCACCAGAACCTCTGCTGCTGCGGCAGCAACGATAAGGAACGTCAACAACGGACAGACACCGGACGCAGCGTGGATTGTGCAGAATGCATCTTACAATTCAACGCTTGGAACAGCTCTCTTCATGCCTGTTGCTGCAGTTGGTAGCAACAACATCGGTGCTGTGGTCATGCGTGGTTTCTATCTCATTGGAACCTTTCAGACGCGGACTACAATCAAGGATTCAACTGGAGCAACAACTCTAGGATACACCTTCTATCCTGATGATATCAACGCAGGTTATGCAGCAGCTTGGATGGCAACACCATGACAATTATCTTTTCGATTATAGATTTCGTTAGCGATCAGGTTGTGTGGAAGTTACGTCATAATCCGTCCTGGGAGATTCCATTCGTAACGCTGGCTGGAACTCAACACATCTGGAACTGGGACTTTATCAGTGGCAACCTGCTTCAGGATGGTGTGCCGCTGACGGGATACACAATCATGATCGAGAAAGAAGATGCCCCAGTTTAGTCAGCGCAGCACTGATCGTCTATCAACATGCCATCGACTGCTTCAGAGATTGATGCAGTCAGTGGTGGCTGATCTTGATATTACTATCATCTGCGGTTTCAGGGGAGAGGGGGAGCAGAATGATGCATATGCTATCGGTGCATCGAAACTGAGATGGCCTCAGTCAAAGCACAACGTCTCTCCCAGCATGGCAGTGGATGTTGCTCCCTATCCAATAGACTGGAACGATGATGAACGGTTCAAGAAGATGGGGCAGGTGGTGAAGGAGCACTGGGAACGGATACCAGTCGAGGAGAGGATGGGATACAGTCTCAGCTGGGGCGGAGACTGGAAGAGCTTTAAAGATTTACCGCACTTTGAACTGAGGATGAGATGAATCCACTATTGATGCTGCTCGGTTGTGGTCCTTCAGGTTGCTCAGCACCTGAGGAAGAGAAGAAGAAACCTGATCTTGGATATGATCCTGAACTTGCAAAGAAAGCAAGGTTCCAAACTGAGTTCAACATTCTATTCCCAGAGATGAAGGAAAAGATCGATGCGTTGAAGAGCATCGAAGACAGTCCTTTCACCAATGTCGATGATAGGGATATTGCTATTGCACTGTATAGTTCTCTCATTCAGGAGAACATACCAGGAAAAACAACTGGCAAACAGGTAAATGCTAAGAAAGGAAGCACTGCAGTTGGAGCCCTTCAACTTGAACCTTCGACAGTTGTGAATGCACCGAAGGCATTAGCATACAAACCACAAAGTCTAGCCACATTGAAGGCGCTGAAGGATCTCAGTCCAGGTAGCGTGAAGCTGCTGCAGAGGGCAGATGAACTATCGAGGATGAAGAAGGACAGTGATAGGTTGGCTGCAACCAAGAAGCTGGATGGTGAGGATTATTCTAAAGAACTTGGAGTGATGAACGATGCTGACCTCCAGTCACTGATCAAGGTGATTGATATGCTCGCCAAGAAAGACGACATCTCAGATATGTATGAATCAACTAAGAGTGGCACTTACGACAAACAGTTCTGGGATAAAGTCAAGATATTGCAGCACTCAGGTAAAACGCTGTATGAGCATGGAGATAAACCTACTGATGAAACACGTCAGGCTAAGTTGCAGTATGGACAGGAAGAGATGACTGCTGGAAAGCAATACGTGCTCCAGTATCTGGCACCGAAGCCAGAAGATAAGAGCTCAAAATGAGGATCGATATTGGGGACGCTGTCATCCTAACGAAGGATGCAGTGCTAACCTTAAGGGACCAAGGCTACAGCCTGGAGGGAGAGCTTGCTGAGGTGGTTGACCGTCAGATAGTTCCTGATGGGATCGATCTCACTCTCAGGTTTGACACCACGAAGGTGCTGATCACAGAGATACCGATCCAGTTTGTTCAGCATGTAGGCGTCTGCTAAAAGAGAACAGGGGCTGGGATTCGTTCCCAGCCCCCGGAGTCTTGCAGCGACTCTCTCGTCATTTGGCTAACGTGATGGTGATTTGGAGGTATGCCGCAGTGACGATAACGTAAAGCTAAAAGAAGAGCGGTGGTAAGGTGTGTGAGGAAAAATGTCAGAAAACCTCAGCTTCCCTTACCACCGCTCTCATATCTAAATATACTGCTCAATCTGAATCTTTGCAGTCTTCAGCACTTTCTCTACATTTTTATAGCAGTGTCTCTGCTCTAGATACAGAACCACTATAGAGCGACCGAACTTTGACCTGAATCCGTCTCTCTTACTGCTTGTCTGATTCACCTTATTCAGCTGCTCCCTTAAATCCTTCAGTAGCAGTCTTCTATTTGGTGGGCTCTTGAGTCTTCGCCTTGATGTCGTCTACCTTGTTCCGTCCAGTTTCCTGAATGGCAGATTCCAGTGGTCACGGAGATCTACGAGGCTTGATCATCAACTCAGCGGGGGCCAGATAGTGGTAAGCAGCTGGGATCCCATTTAGTGGCTATTGCTTTTTTCATGAGCTTAACTCCCTGACGAAACCATCAGGAGCTCACTACTTATCCATTCACCACCACGTCTAAGACTGAAGAGAGAGACCGGGAGGATTGGAACCTCTGCACCACCATCAGGCGGTCTCATATCTAAATATACGCTTCGATGGTAATCTTTTCTGAGAACGCTAAATAAACAAAAAAAATTGATTACATTTTCTACATGAAAGAACAACGCTTCAAGAGCGACGGAACTCCATACAAGAAAAAATACTACAGCTCATTTGCAAGTAACGCAAATAGCTGGCGTTCTCTAGAAGAAGTTGGCAACATCGAGGGCATATCCAAGAATAGAGTGTCGATGATCATATCAAAAGCGATGGAGAAGATAGCCCTCTCAGTTCTCAGAGATATAAGAGGACACCGTCCAACAGACGAGGAGCTGGACGTCATCTCGAAGGATGAATCATTCCAGCTCCTGGTAGCTGAGGTGATGGAGTCTACGCAATCCAGCGTGGACCGCCGGGATCCTTAGATGGTGGGATATACTGTGGAGTCACAGCCCCACCTGAGCAACAAAGCCTGCCTCGGCGCAGATCCATGGCATGATGACACACTGGGCATCATGACGCTCGAAGGTCCGTCTGTTCTTGATCCAATCCCTCAGCCGGTCGCTACGGTAGATGTAAGCCCAGCTCCTGGAGCGGTCGATGAAGACAACAACATCACTCTTCCCAGTGCTCCATCCAACAGGACGACCAGCCTTGGTGGTCACCTCAACGCAGACGGTATCGTAGTATTGCCCCCAGGCGGAGACACCGGCGTTGCTCTTCACCTCAACACGCTTGCCACGAAAGATCATGTCGTAGCCATCGAAGAATCTATTCGGATCCTCACTGATCCACTGGGCGGCGGGATCAGTCTCACTCATAAGAGCAAACAGGCGCGCTTCGAATTCCTTACCGACCTGGAGGCTGCGCTTGCCGTCCTCGGTGTGCCAATCTGATGCCATTGTATACCTCCATTTTTTTCCTCGACGGGCTGCAAATCCGCGAGGACATGGATAGGTATGGCGCATCTTCGAAATTTCAAGATGTAAATGAATTTTGTTGAAAATATTTTCGACGGTTATAGTTAGGAATGTGGAGGCGCGGTGACGGCTGAAAAAGAAATCATCTACATCATCCTGTTCTGGATAGTGGCACTATGGAGCGGTGGAGTATTCACATGAACGCAACTCCAGATTGGAGCAACTGCAGCATCCGACCAGGTGACCTTGTCCATGTCTACAGTCCATACCGTCGGACCGACGGGCAGGGCCTCTACACCATCGGTCTCGTGATCTCACTCAACAAGCCGCCCGTCGGCAGCCTTCAGATCTTCGATGCCCAGGTGCTGGTGGATGGAAGCATCATCAACGTCTACAGGCACGATATGTATCGGATAACAGATGACTCGCTCTCGGTCTGAAAAAATTACACTCTTTTCACCAGCAATCCCGGATGGCGTGTATAGTTATCGTGATGGAGAGTGCACTCATGAATGAACACGCACGGGACTTTAAGAAAGTTAGGAAAGCTGTCAAGGACAGAAACCTGCAGGAGATGTGCTGGGAGATGCTCAGCATGTCGATAGACGATATTGAAGCGACGGGAAAAGCAGAGCTCTTCGGTAAGACTGGTCTGATGGAACTCATTCGCGTCCTATCAATCCAGAAGAACACTGACCATATGTCGGATCGTATGGAGAAGATCTCAGAGATGCGTGAATGGTTGAGGAAGAGCGCGTGATCGGCATCTATCGCATCACATGCAAGGCGACGGGAAAGATATACATCGGTCAGTCTACAAAGATTGAATCACGTTGGAATCAACACAAGCGTGGGCGCTTTCCAGCTTCATTGTTCTACTACACTATCGAGCAGGAATGCTGCATCGGTATGCTTGATCTGTTAGAGCGCTATTTCATAATGAAGTATCGTAGCATCAGCCCATTTGGATTTAATGAGCAGGTGAATAGCTACAACCAGTTCAGGCGTTCAAGCGTGCAAGAGAAGAAGAAGAAA